TTGATCTTGAGATAATTTTAATATCCCCATTTCAGTTGCTTTTATTCCCATGTTTCTTAAATGAACATTTTCATCATTAACTAATTCTAAAAATAACACTGGATTTCTTTTAGCATATAAAAGTAAATCTCTTTTAAGTTCTTTTGAACTCATGTTAGATACATTTGAACCAACTTCAACTCTCATTATAGCTTCAGCCATGTCAATATCTAAATTTTTAGCAGCGTTTAAAGCTTGTATTTCCATTTCTAAAACCTGTATATCATCAGTAGCTTCAGCTATAGGCTTCCACTCTTCATATATAACATCACGGTCTGGGTGATATAAAGAAAGTAGTTTTTGTAAAACTGTTTTTTCTCTTGTTACGTGTAAAGCTCCGTTTCTAAAAACAATATGAGATAATCTTTGCTCCCCTTTCATTTCATCAACAAAACAAGTTCTTTGATTTTCACAATACTTTAGTTCTCTTTCGTAGCCTTGTTCTTCGTCAAACCAGTATATATTAGCCGATCTAATCATGTGAGACAAAGGTTTTTTACGACCTTTTATATAGTAAACTCTATCTTTTATCTCCCATCCATCTGCAGATATTTTTTTAGTAGGTTCAACTCTTTTTTGTTTTGGTTTTTCTACAACCTGTGGTTCTTCTACAACCTGTGGTTCTTTTGCAACCACTTTTTCTTCAACTTGAGGTTCTTTTACCTCAACTTTTTTTGTTTCCTTTTTTGTCATAATATAATATATAATAAAATTAATAAAAATGAAAGAGGGCGGAGAACGTTTGCGTATGCCGCCCTTCTTTCTAAGCTAAGCGCTTTTATTTCATTAACATGAAATTGTTAGCACCTTGTGTAATTAAACATCTTTCAGATAAAAAGTGCATTTGCATTGCATCTAAAGCAGATGTAGCAGCACCAACTGAACCAGTAGTCCAAGTTTTTAATCTTCTGTTGTCAGTTTGAGAAGCTCTATATCTAACATGTAAGAAAGGTCTTTTCATGTTTCTACCTAGCATTTCATCATAAACTGAAGATACACCAGCAGGTATTATAACTCCTCTGATAGCAGCGCTAGTAGCAGCAGTATTAATACCACCTCTAGTAGCTTTATCATTTAAGTATCTGAAGTCAGATTTGTAGAAATCATAAGATCCACGTCTGAAACCAGAGAAACCTAAATTTAATGCCATATCTTCTGAGTTGTCAAATACTCCGTAAGAAGTACCACCAGCTCCGTAAGAATTCATTGAAGCTAACATATCATCTATAGCTAAGCTAGTTGATCTGTTAACAAACATCATGTTTTCTTCTATAGCACCTTGGTTATCAAATTCTGCTAATATAGCGTCAAATTCAGCTAAATCAGTAGCAGCGTTAACGCCAGTAATACCAGAAGTAACATTACCTCTGTCAGTTATAGCGTCAAATAAACCTTGTGTACCTACGCCTGTATCACCTGCAGCTCCTAAAGTTGTATCAACAACAGTTGAGTTAGAACCTACAACGCTTTCAAGCATAGCCATCTCTAAGTAATCAGTAAATCTAGCTCTAGTATCAGCTTCAGCTTTTAAATACCAAAGATATCCACTAGTTCCATCTTCAGCTGAAACTTCAACCCAACCAATTCTAGAAGCATCAGATCCTGATATTTCGTAGTAATCTTTCATTATGATTGGTTTGTTAGAGAAAGATTTGAAAGCTGGTTCGTTAGCTGGAGTACGTGAATCAGCAGCAGCACCATCACCATTAAGGTAAGAAGTTCCTTTTGCATATTCAGAACCAACAACTAATAAAGTTGATCCGCCAGCAGTTGTAGCATGTCCAGTTAAATCAGCTTTATCAAAAGGTTCAACTTGAATAACAGCTGTGTCAGAATCAACAACTAAACATTGTGTAACGATACCAGCACTTGCGATAAGTACTATATCATTAGTTCTAACACCGTGACTAGCTAATACAAATCCATCATCAGCGTCGTTACCATCAATATCAGTAGTTACAGTAAATGTACCGTTTGTAGATCCAGCTGTAGCAACTGTACCTTTTACTGAAATGTGTAATCTTGATTGTTCAGACCATACAACTTGATCAGATGTCATAGCCTCTTCAGCTCCTACTTGTGCAAGAAATCCTGAAATTGTTCTTTTTCCAAAAACTTCAGCTTCTTTTTCCATAAGATCTGGTAAGTATTGTTGAGCCCACGTAGTATCTGTGGTACCCGTGAAATCTAAATAATTTGAAGATAGTGTCTGCTTTTGTGCAGAAGGTACACTATTCAAATTATTTCCATTAGTAATTGCCATAATTTTTTAATTTTAAATTGTTATTTACGATTTTTAATTTTAAATTTAAAATCTGAAGATGTATCACCTAATACTCTAACTTTTAAACCACCAGCCTCAACTTCTCCGTGTGACTGTCTAGGGTTCATGTCTATGTTTTTAGACTTAGCGATACTACCTTTCATAGCGTCCGCTTTGCCTTGTTCATAAAAATGCTTTGCTATAGCATCGGCGTTCATGGCTGTAAACAAAGACTTGTGGTAACCTTTAGCGTCTTTCAAAGTGTTATTTTCGTCAACAAACTTTGAGACGAACTTATTAAGATCGCTTTGAGATTCCTTTATGTCTTGTGAGTTCTTCACGTTGAACCTAAATTTTTTATCACCAACGTTATATTCAAATCCTTTAAACTTGTCATTAAAAAAATCGTTAGTTTTTTTATTAAAAACATCTTGGTTCTTTTTTACAGCTTTTTTTGTCTCTTCAGACTCTTTGTTGTATCTACTAAAAAAATCAATAGCTTTCTGTTGTTCTTTTGTAAGTTTACTTCCAGCTTTAATTTCATTGTAGTACGTAGACTTTTGCCCGTCTAGATAGGCCCTAGCGTTGGCAACTTGCTCTTTATACGCTAGTTTTTTTCTTTTAATATCTCTTTCTTCGTCTACTTCTTCATCGTATGAAAAAGAATCTTCTATAAGAAAGTTTATTTCTTCGTTAGTTAAATGAGGTTTTGTTTGTTTATAATGTTCATAAACAATTTGTTTGTCATCTAACTTACTATAATCTTGATTTAATCTTACGTAGTCTTGTAAATCACCACCAGTTTCTTCCATAAACTTCATCAGCTTTTCTATGTTTTCTGGTAAAGGTTTTCCTTCGGTTTCTGCCTTTTCTACAGCTTCTTCTATTTTTTCTTCTAACTCTTCTACTTTTTCTTCAACCTCTTCACTTGTAATTTCTTGTAAAATTACCTCTTCTTCTTCTTTTTCTTTTTGTTCGGTAGGTTTTTTATCTGTTTCTTCGACGACTTCTTCGACCACTTTTTCGCTAGTTTCGGATTCGTCGCGAACAGGAACCTCATCTGTGCTTTGCTTCTGAACGGCATCTTCTTCTGTTTTTTGTGTTTTACTTAAATCTACTTTAATGACATTATCGTCATCTTTACTTTTAAATTTACTTAGATCAACCTTAGTAGTTTCTTGTTTAGGTTGCTCTTGAGGTTTAGCTTCTTGAGCCACCTCTTCTTTTTTGGTTTTTGCCATAATATAATATAATAATAGTTAATAAATTTTTTATCTCGGCTCAAAGGCTTCTAAGTCGAAACCACCACCTAATATATCATTACCTGCTGACTCAAAACTTTTAGGTGGTTTACCTGTTTTTCTTTGGTCAATAAGTTCTGATTGTTGTGTAGCTTGAATTTTTGTTCGCTCATCTTTTCTGTCTTCTTTTTCTTTTTCTCTGTTTTTTAAACCTTCAACTTCCATGTTTTTTAATTGCATGTTATATTGAAACTCTAGTTCCATTAATTGTTTTTTAGCTTCAACTTCTTGTGCCATTTTTTGCGCATCAAGTTGTGCTTGCATTTGAGATAACTGAGCTTCGGTTTGTGCTTTAGCTTGAGCTTTTTGAACGTCTAGTTGTGCCGCTGCTTGAGCTGCCTGTGCATTAGACTGAGCTTGAGCCTGTATGTTTTCCATCTGAATACGTCTATCTTTTTCTTCTTTTTTAGCTCTTCTTATTTTTAAAAGTTGGTTTGCTAACTTTAGATTTTTTATTTCTCTAATATCAATAGCGTCTTCAAGCTCTATGCTTTTTTGCTGAAGCGCCATCTGTATATTGTTTTCTAGTATTGCTTTTTCTTCTTCATCTGGTGTTAGTTCTATAAATATACCAAAATCATACAAGTACAGCTCTGACATTTCTTTTAAAGTAGCAACGTTATGCGAACCTATAGACTGTATAAAAGCGTCAGCTGTCGGTGAGTATTCTAATATGTCAGATATTCTTAGCGATAAACACTCAGCTACTTCAGATGTTAAAAATAAACCAGACTGTAATATGTGTCGTGTCGCGGTGTTTGAGTTGGCAGCAGCTAATTTTTGTACACCAACTAAAGCGTTTTTATCTGGCATACTACCATCTCTAGCTTCATTCAAACCAGTTACATCTCTTATCATCTGTAAATAGTAGTTGTATGTTGTTATTAAGCTTTGTAGTTTTCCGCCACCGCTACCACTTCTTATTTCTTGTATTGGCACTTTACCAGGATTTAAATCACCTTCGCTAGTAAAAGATCTACCTATAACAGAACCAGTTTGAAAAAACATATTAAGCGCTTCTTGAGGGTTATAGTTAGTTCCGTTACCTAAATCTATCTCAGCTAAACCATCAGCATCTAAATAAACACCATCTGGTATCATACGTGACATTACTTGCTGTAGTTTTAAATGAGTTAGTTGAATCATATCAGCAAAGGTAGTTATTCTACTTACTAAAGATTCTATTCTACCATTATATATTCTTGGAGCAACTAAAGAGTAGTTCATTTTTACTTTTGTAAAATCACTTTTAGGGCGCATCATGTTTTTAGCCATTTCCCATTTAAGTAGTTTATCAGTACCAAGTATTATTGCTCCTTCATATAGCACCTCTACAGATCTTAATAATTTCTGATACTCTCCTTCTTTATTTAAAGGAGGATTAAAAGTATCATCTTTTTCTATAATTTTATCAGCACCAGTACCTGTTTCTTTTACTTTATAAACTTCATTCATGTAAGTTTTATAATTAAAATAAAGAACTTGTACTTTGTTAGTGTCTTCTTTGTTTATAGAGTATCTAGTATTGTAGTTGTTTTTATTATGATATTTGCTTTGTAATATTTCTTCTATTTCACTTTCTGTTAAAAATGGAAATTGTTTAACTAATTCATTTACAGGTATAGACTTAACTTCTCCTACGTAATACAAGTCTTCAAAGTAAGGCGAATCTGTAAAAGAATAAACTAAATCAGCAGGATCAACGTACTTTATAGTAGCGCCTTCTGATGTATTAAAATCCGTTTTTACAGCACCTATACCTAAAACTGTTAAATCATAATAAAATCTCTTTTTTATTAATTCGTAGTTATTTCCTTCCATTAAAACAGATATAGCTTGCTCTTCAGCTAACTCAACAGCTTGTTTATAGTTTAACTGCATATGTAGTCTTAACTCTTCTGGTGACTCTGGTAAAACTTCCATTTCACTTTCTCTAGTATTAATACCTAACTTTTCAGACGCCACAGCATCAAACTGTTTCATCTGCATGTCGTTCATAATACCCTCCATGTATTCTGTACGTTTTTGCACACCATAAGGGTCTTGAGAATAAGCTTTTATATCGTAAGTTCTTTCAGCTATACCGTTAACAACTATATCTACAAACTTAGGTATAATAGGTACAGGTTTCCAGTCTAAATTTAAATAAGACAAATCACCATTAATAGATAATTCATCTTTATATTTTTGAACAGATTGTTCACCTCTAGCATAAAGCCTTAGTTTGTGAAAATTGTTTACGTTGTTTAAATATTTGTTGTTGTTTCTGTCGTGATTAAACCACTCAGACTCTATAGCTCTAGCTATTTTTAAACCGTATTCATAGCTCATCTTTTCAAGATCACTAACAGCTTGACTTGGGAAATAACTTCTTGTACCGTAACTTGTCATATTTATTTTATTATTTTAGACATATTACCTGTGTTTTTATACTTGGCAATACTTATGTTTAATTTTGGTTTTTCAATTTTAGCGTTAGGAGCATACAGATGTCTGTTGCAAGCCATTATAGCTAAGCCAGAACTTATCGTTGCATCAAATTTAGTTCTTTTGTTTATGTCAAACTTAGCCCAGTCGTTTAGTAAAGAGTTAAAATACAAATCACCCATATCGCCACTTTGCTTTAAACCAACATGATTTTGTATATACATCTCGATCGCGGCAGCATGTGCTTGCTTTATATCTTCACTAGAGTTTGGTATACCACCTACTTCTTTTTCTGAAGAAGATAACTTATTCCAAATTTTATCAGGTCTATTCATGCTAAACCCTCTATAACCTCTTCTTCTTAAATAATAAAGAAGTCTTGGTTTATTATTTTCCGCTAGTATAGGCATGCCGTAAAACACTAAAGCCATTAATACATCTTCGAAAAATATTTCCGCCGTAGGTGGTCGTGATAAGTATTCTAAAAAGAAGCTGTTTGCAGGAGCGTCCTCCATGCTAAATTTAGTTAGGCCGTGTAATGCTCCTTTAGAACCTTGACCATCTACGGTGCCTGATATATCGTATGAATCACAACCAAATGCGCCCATATGCTCGTTACCAGGATATTTTATACCGTTTTTTATTATAATTTTGTTTTGCAAATGAGTTGGTGGTATCCAACTTATTTTAAATCTTCCTTTTGGATCTGGATAAAAAATAACTTGCGTATCTTTTATACCGTTAACCCATTGAAAGTTGCCAGTAGAAACCCCTAAAGTTCTACCTAACTCTTCGTTGTAATCTATTTGTTCGTATATTTTTACTAAATTAAATATACTATTTTTTGTTTCATCTCTAAAAGCATGCTCTTCAGTTCTTGGAAACTGCCTGTAAAACTCATTTAAAGCGTCTTGATCTCCTTTTAATCCTTCTGCTTCGTTTTGCCAGTGGTCTATAACACCAACATCTATTAGTTCTCCATCTGGTCCGACAATGTCATTATCTGGGTTAGTAAAAACAGGAAGTCCGAATCTATCAATAAATCCTTCATAGTTCCATTCCATTGGGATAAACAAAGAGTATAAACCGCTCTTTGTCTGTCCAT